CCCCCGCCTACGCCCTTCTCCTCCGCGTAGGCCTTGCTCTTGGCCAGCCAGTCCGGGTCAGTGTCCAGGCTCGTAACCTGGCCGCCGTTCTCTTTGGCCCAAAGCCGCAACAGATAGGAAGTGAACCCGCTTCCACAGTCACAAAGCGTTGCGGGGCGCACCCGCTCCAATTCCCGCCAGATACTTTCCACGACCTCCCACCCAACCGCGTACTGCGGGAGCGACACGTTTGTCACGTACTGGCCATGGTCAGCCCGAACCGCTTCGAAGTCCACTGTTCTCCTTTACAAGACTGTGAATTTGTAGGTAAGCTCCAAGTGGTAGCCAAGCGTCTGGACGCCGCCCCACTCCATCGCCCGAAAGGACATGTACAGCCGATTGAGGGAATTGGTCACGCCCCCCAGGGTTGGGTCGGCAACCAGGGCCGCCCGCGCCGTGTCACCAAAGCCGCGAACCGCCGCTACGTCATACGGAAGGTCTTTCCGCGCCACATGAATCTCCGCTATGACCGTGTCCAGCGTGTAGCCCCAAGTGGCGTCCACAGGGTTGGCGTCCCCTTCGCTCCACCAAACCACCGCGAAAGGGAAGGCCGTCATTTGCTCCGCAGGTTCGTCGGGGGCGAACTTGATGCCCGAAAGGGCCCTCAGTTTGGCCACAACCGCGTCGGTCACTTGCTGTATTGTGGTTGCCATCACTTACCCCCAAGCTCCGTTCCTATGTCAAACAGGCAATCCTTCCCCGCCTTGCGGAACTCCGCCATGGCCTCCTCCACCGCTTTCCGTAGATACATGCGGGGGGCCAGGCCGCCCCTCATGGAGATAATCCGCGCCACTTGCCAGCCGCCCTTGAAGCCGTGGCGCCTGGCCCACACGTTGAGCGCCCCCGCCGGAGGATTGTGTTGTTCCTTGTGAGGGCCAGGGAAGTCGCTCAGCCGCCCCGTTCCAAACTCCATGTACGGGGCGTAAAATACGTTCGTGCCAACTTTGGCCCAATGCGGAACCGCGTTCTTCGTGTCCAGCACAAATGTAATGCTAGAGCGTAGGCGACCAGTGTCAACAGGCGCCCGCGTCTTGGCCCTGGCGACCACCGCCGTGGCCATCCTGGTCAGCATGCGGGTCGAGGGCCTGGCGATAACCCCCGCGTCGTGTAGTTTGGCCAGGGCCTTGTCCAGTCCTTCTATCGTGACAACCGTGTTCGCGCTCACGCCAGGCCCCTCACCCTTGGGCGATAGAAACTTTCCAACAGCTTCTTCACGTCGGGGTCAAGGGCCGGAACAGGGACGCCGATTCGCATTTCCCCCAGGGCTACGTCACCCGCGACGCCCAAGGGGGTATCGCGCCGCTTCCAGATTCGGGCCGCCTGAATGAGCGTGGCTTCCTGTACCGTAGAGGGGTAACACCAAATGTAGGCCGTGGCCGCCGCCTGAACCGCCGCCGTGGTTCCGTTCACGCCCCGAACCGCCGTTAGGTTGTTCCCGGAAATGGCCGTGATGTACGCCTGTTCAGCCCCCATCAGGATAGTTTGCCCGACCGCGAACTTGGCACCGTCCGAGGCCGTGAGCGTGGTTCCGCCAGCCGTGGCCACAGTGATGGTAGCCCCCGCCGCCTTGTAGGGCGACGCGCTCTCACCATCACCGTAGCCCCACTGGCCCACAATCTTGATGGCCTGTTGCCCCACCACCCAATGCGAGTAATCGCCCTGGCGCAAGTCCAGGTCAATCCGGTTCTTGGGGTAGGAATTGTACGGGTGCAAAATGTAGTCAGTGGCCGCCAGGGTGTCCTCCCAGGCCGCGTCACCGTCGGAATCCATGGCGATTGACGTAACCGCCAACAGGTCATCCACGTAAAGGCGGGAATCGTACTCGGTCAACCGCTCGGAGTACATGTCCACCACCCGCCCGACACCGACCGTTCCGTCGTAGTACTTTGTGGCCGTTTCCACGAAGAAGCGCCGCCTGGTGTGAGCGTCTATGAGGCGAGACACCGCCTCCAGAACGGAAAGCATCCGGGACGTTTCCGCCGCCGTCCAGGACACGCCTCCGGACGGGTCCAGGGAGTATTTCAAGGTCGTGATGTCAACATAGGTCCCGTGGTACATAGCCCTCCTTACAACACCCCAAGCGAAAGGATTACAGCCTCGGCCAGCGGTGCGTTCCAAACAGCAGCGTGAGCCACAAGACCTCCGCACTGCCTGTCTTTATCAGCGCCAGCGTTCCCGATTCCCCAACTGCCCCCTGAACTATCACCGGCCCAAGCCTGCCCACCAGGAAGTCCCGTAAGCCCTGTTTGCGTAGTCCCAACCTGTACTCCATCAACGTATGCCTTGAGATAGTTGTTGGCTACGCTCCACGAGAACAGCAGACAGCGGAAGAACGACACGTCAGGAGAGGTTGAAACCGCCACCTCCTCCGCGTCTGTTCTTCGGACGAACCCGCCCAAGCTATTTATCCACAGGCCCCTATTCAGTTGGTAGTTTTTAGCAAAGCAAAGAGCTACACAATGCGCCCTGTCATAGTTGTTGTCGTGGTCGCCCACGTACTTGAACCACACCATCGCTGAACCCTCGTCACCTGGGAAGTGGCCGCTCAACGAGGCAATCTCTACGTCGCCATCATACGCAATACGGTTTGAGAAGCAGGTCAATCCGTCACCAATCCCCGGAAAGCCGAAACCCGTTGCCGACCATTCTGGAAACGGATATGACGGCGAGGCTTGGTGGTACACTCCTATCCCAGGAGTGTACCACCAAGCCTCGCCGTCATATCCGTTTCCAGAATGGTCGGCAAATGTGCGGTAGCCCCCAGGCACACTCGCCTCCTCCATTGTCCAGTAGGCCAGTGGAGAGGTAGCCAAGACCCGCTCCTTGTAGGACAAAGCGGGAGCCGCCGCCGCAACCGCCGCGTAGGAAAGGCCCGCCCTGCGTAGCCCGCCGCGCCTCATCGTTAGCTCCTCAAAAAGCCAAGCTGAAGAACCAGGCCAGCCGCCGTGAAGGTAGGTGTTCCGGTTCCGTTGATACAGGCCACGTACAGGCTCGTTGCCCCCCCCGCCGCCTTCATCTCGAGGCCGATGTTCTTCAAGCAAGCGTACTTCGCCCCGCCCATATCAACATAGTCCGTGGTCGCCACAGCAACCGTCCCGATGATGGTCAGGCATTCCGTGTCGTCCGGGTCCGGAGCCTCGTTGAGCGTCCCGAAGTCCGTGAGCGCATTGGCGAACACCAAAGTGAGCGCTACCCCCTGGTCGTCCTTGTCGAGAAGCCCAAGGCTCTGCAACAGAACTTTCCCGCCTGGCAACCGCGCCGCCCCTGGTATCTCGACAGAATCGAAAATCAGGTCACCGGAAGCGTAAGCGTTGGTGTCACAAACGGGGGTCACCGTGATAACCTCGTCGGGCGATTCCAGTACGTCGTTGGCCGCCACAGGGGCCAGGTAGAGGTAGACCGTACCACCGTTGGCGTCGCCCGCCCCCGACACGTTCAGGGTAAGCCTTTCGTTTGCGGCAATCCCGTTACCGCGCACCCACTCAGTCAGCGTCCCGGAGCGATTGCCCCCCAACCCGCGCAGTAGGTCAATCCCGTTCGGGTTCGTGATAGTGACACTGTACTTGTCCGTTGGGGCCGTGGCGCCAGTGTCAGGCACGAACACCGCCGCCAGTATCATCCCCTCGAAAGCCGCCGTGGTCGTTGAGGCGACAACTCCCGCGTCTGTCGAGAGCCAGTCCCAGGTAACCTTCTTGATGACTCCGCCCGTCTGTTCAGTGATGGTGACTACTTGAGCCGTTGGCATTTACTCCTCCTCCCGCCGCTTTCGACGTGGTTTCTCAGGAACAGGGGCCGCCGCCTCGCCCTCCATAATGGCCGCGTCCGTGGCCTCAGTCATTTGCCGCCCCACCTGGGCCAGCGCCTCGGCAATAATAGGGTCAACCGCGGGGCCAGGCGCCACCACAGCGCCAGGCTCCACCGCCTGGAAAATATGCGGGAGAGCCAACAGGCGCTCGGCCTCCCATTCCTCTACGTCCACGACCAGGCCCTTCTTGTACCAGGCCCGCTCAGTCTTGTAGTCGTTCAGAACGCGAATCTTGACCATGGGTTCACCCCTTCTGCCAGGCCGCTTCGTTCTTGGCAATCTCGTCGGGTTTCCGCCACCCTGCGTCCGTTTCCCTGTAAACCACCTTGTACCGCCTGGCCAGCGTCAGGGCCAGTTCCCGCTTCTTCTTCTTTTCCTCGTCAAGCTCTTCCTGCGGGAGTGGTTCTTTCTCTTCTTCGTCAGCGTCCTTGGCCCGCCGCGCCTTCCGAATCATCTTGTCCCTGTCAGGAATGTAGCCCTTCTTGTCAGCCATGGCCCCCTAC